TACTAAATCCACTTGTAGTGTTTGCTGAAACTGTGCTTGTGATACTTCCATCTGTGTTTGATGCAGTTGTGTTTGATGCTAACCAGTTCCATGCTACATAAGTTTGACCAGATTCATTAATATCTGCTTCTGTTCCTATTTGAAAACCATCTGTTTCAAATGCTTTAATAGTACCATTATTAGTTGTTTCTGAATCAGTAGAATTAGAATGGATTTGTTTTCCTGTGCCTCTAACAACATCTTGTAAATTATGCCATGATGTACTACTTCTTTCTTTATACCAAACTAAATCTGGTTTAAAATTTACTCCTGTAATACTTCTGTTATCAGTAGCATTTCCTGTCCAAAGAACAGTATTAAAATAATCGTCTGATTTATCTATTGGTGTATAAGCCATTATCCATACTCCGCTAAGTTTTTTGAGTTAGGTGCATAATATCCTGATGGTACAGAATATTCAAAGTTTCCATAGCCATTAGCATCACTATTTCCTGATGAGATTGTGAATGTTGGGTTGCCGAAGTTTGCTTCCCAAGTAGAAGATTGACTTGTTGATTTATCTCCAACACCCATAAAATAAGTTTGTGAAGATGTTAATGTAAAAAATCCAGTAGGATTAGCTTGATTCCAACTTCCTGTTCCATTTGTCCAAGATCCATTTTTAGCAAAATAAACTTTATTGTTATCTAAATCTAAGGCAACGCTAATAATATCATTGGTTGTGTACGATGCACTAAAATTACCAATTCCTTGACTAGAACCATTATTAAAAGAATCTCCATTACTAGCTACACAAAAACCGCCTGTACCATGTAATCCATTAGTAGTAGGATTTTCAATATTAGTTTTAACTCCACAAACACTTTCTCCTGTTGCTTCTGCAATTAATTTAAACTCTGCATACCATTTTCCTGATGATACACCTATAGTAGATAAGCCATCTGAATTTTGAGATGTTGAATTGGTTACTACTTTTAAATTACCTTCTGAAAAAGTTGATACATTCGATGGGCTAGGTGTAAATAAAGGATTCATTGTAGCAAAATTATTAGTAGGTGTATCAGTAGATTGATTAAGACTAGTAAATCCAGCAGATGTTAAATCATTATTATTTCCTGATACATCATTTCCTAAAGCTGAGCTATCTTCAAAATCTAAATAAAATCCATTTGTGCCAAAGGTTAAACCAGATACAGATATTGGTTTCCATATTCCACTATCTTCATCATACTCTCCAAAACTAGTTGGATCTAATGCTGTACCATCAATAAAACAAACTTCAGCAAAATATCCATTTTGTGGACTATATGATCCAGCATCATTACCTAGATAAATAAAATTACCACTATTTAAACTATCTATTCCACTAACGCTTGTTAAACCAGGAGCTGCTACTCCATTAACATATAAAGTTCCTACATTTGAAGATACTTTCCATACTAAATGATACCAAGCACTTGCATCTCTATAAGACGCTGTTGTTCTTGTTTCAGGATCATACCAATATATTTGTGAAGAACCATTAAATTCCCAATTTATTTTAGCACCAGCACCATTCCAATATATAGCTGTCGTATCACCACCTTGAGGTTCACAATTTTTTGCCCATAGCGAAAGTGTATAAGAACTTGCTGATGAACCACAAGTTCTTCTTAAATATTGTGAAGTAGTTTTATCATATCTAATTGAGTTAGCTATCTCATAACCCCCTGCCGATTGGTTTCCTCCAACTATTAACACGTTAGATTACCTCCTCTGGCCACTCTCCTAAAGGTCTTGTATACACAGGATCTTGTTCTGTTCCTGTGTTAGTATATTCATATAATGCTTTAAGTGCATCGACATTTGCTGCACCATCTATTGCAGTTTCCATTTGATTTGATTTAGTTCTAACTGCTGCTCTATACGTTGTAATATCTGCAGGTACAGTATAATCAGCAACTTCAGTTGCTTTAACCACATACCAATCTGTTTTAGCAAGTAATCCTGCAGCTTGATTTTTTACAATTCTTTTCTTTTCAGTTTTTAAACCATAGTTAATAACTTGAACACCATCTTTTAAAACATTATTTCCATCTTCATCAACTGCATTTTCATCTACTAATCTTTTAGCAGTTGCAGTTTCCCAAGATTCTGTAACTTGATTGTTTGCAAATGCAATAGTTGAATTTGTATTTATATAATATTCTGTGTCTTTATAATTTGTTTTGTCAACGATAACTTCATATATACCAATAGCCTCTTTTTCTTCTTTAGACCATTTAGTAAATATATCTCTTGGATATTGTGTATCATTTAACACAAATCCTTTTGCATGACTAAATGTTTTTATTATTGTTTCATCTTGTACTAATACCCACATAATTTTTCTCCTAACTTAATATTAAATTCAATGTTGTTCCAACCTCTAACCACTTTGTACCATTATATCTAAAAACAAACAAGTCTCCTCTATTAGCAGTTGTTGTTAAAGTTGGTGCAGTGTCCCCACTAAATTCATATACAGCATTCCAAGTTATTGTTCTTGAACCTGTACCATCTTGTATTACCAGTAAAGAGACGAATTGTCCAGTAGCACCTCCACTTGGTGCTGCAATTGTTCTATTACCAGCTAAAGTTACTTTTGCAACAGGAGCTGTATTTACAGCCCAATCTATAGTTGTTGCATCTGTTAAAGCAACTTCTGGGTTATAAACTGCATCATTAAATTTAACTAATCCAGTTCCTTTTGTACTAATATTTAACCCTACATTAGTATCTCCTCCTTCTACGGATAAACCAGGGTTATCACCTGTTGCAGAATTAGTCATTTCAAAATAATTAACAGCTGATCCTATTTTTTGAAAAATTAATTGTTCATTATCTGAGTCATCTGTAATTCCATGTGCATCATCAAATTTTATATTAAAAGAATTAGTATCTAAATTTCCTCCTAATTCAGGAGAACTATCTTCTAGGATATTAGAAATTAGTCCTGTATCTACAACATTTGTACCATCAGAATAAACTATTTTAGTTGTTTTTTCTGTAGCTCCCCAAGTAACTCCTGTTCCTGAACTTGTTTTAAAAGTTACAGTATGTGCTCCTGTTGTTGAATTAAATACAATATAAGTTTTTTCAATACTATCTGGTATAACTACATTAACATTTCCAGAAATAGTTCCTGTTAATTTTAAAACTTGGTTTTTACCATTTGATAAAATACCATTTGAAAAAGTTAAAGTTGCACCTGAAGTAATTCCAACTGCATCATAACCACCAATTGCTTGTTCTAAAATTAATAAATTAGTATTAGTAAACTGACCCCAAGTTCCTGAATTTTCTCCGGTTTGTTGTACAGTTAATTTTAAATTAGCTGAAGTTGCATTTGCCATATTTTAAATTCCTTAAAATTTCATTATATTTATATTTTTACTCTAATCAAGCTACTTCTTTCCAACCTGGAGGATCAATAGGAGCACCTCCTGTATTAACTTCAGTCCATACTACATTTTTAACACTATTTAATGACATAGTCATTTCAATTCCTGTTAATATAGCTAATGAATCTGGTGCTGTTGCAGTACCTTCCTGCATAGTCATTATCTGACCAGTTACATCTATTAAACTATTAGCATCTGCAACTGCTGTACCAAGTGCAGCTGTCATAGGTAAAGCTGTTACAGTAACATTAGCATCTGCTCCAATTGTTACAGAATCTTCTTGCATGGTCATTGCTTGACCAGTGATAGATACATTTGCAGCACCTGTAATAGCAACAGAACCTAAATTAGCAGACATTGCTATTCCAGTTACATCTTCTGTTACAACATCTGTAAATGCTTGAGCAGTGCCTAAGGCAGATGTCATTGCTATTCCAGTAACACTGGTATTACCCTCTGCAGTTACAGTGGTAGAACCTAAGTTAGATGTCATTGCTATTCCTGTTGGCAATGCGATAACACCTGCAAATATACTAACTGTACCTAAGTTAGAAGACATTGCTTGACCTGTTACAGAAACATCTACATCAATTACGACTCCTTCGTTACCTTGATTAAGAGCAAGAGCTTGACCGGTTACAGCTACAATTGGATTTTCTACAATTGCAGCGAAAGGCGATTCTGAAAAAGAATTAAATGCAAAAGCCATAGTCTAGGCTCCTGTTTTATTTTCTTTTAGTTTTTCTTTAGGTAATTCTTTTTTAAGTAATTCAGAATAATGTTTTTGTAAAACTTCTAAATCAGTAAATTGAATATTTAACTGTTGTTTTTGAGCAATAATGTTTTGTAATTTTTGTAAATATAATTTACCTTCATTTGATAATTTTTCACTATCATATTCTTTTTTATCAAAATTAAAATTCATATATATCCTAACTTACTGTTAATAATAAGTTTCTACCTACTTCTAACCATTTACTTCCATTATATCTAAATACAAATAAATCTGCTTTATTAGCTGTTGTTGATAATGTTGGTGCTGTATCAGCTGCAAATTCATACACAGCGTTCCATGTTAATGTTCTCGATCCTGTTCCATCTTGAATAACTGTAATAGAAGCAAATTGACCTGTACTTCCATTTGATGGAGCAGCCATTGTTCTGTTACCAGCTAGTGTTACTTTACACACTGATTGAGTTGACATATTCCAGTTAATAGTTGCACCATCTGTTAAAGTTGTTTCTGCGATATAACCTTTATCAGTTACTAATGTTCCATCAATATTCAAACCTGTTGTAAATGAAGCTGCTCTAGTTGATCTTGTAATTTCTAAAACAGGATGAGCGGTCGATGAATAATAAACACCAAGCACTGCAGTTGCATCACTATCAGCAAAACCAAGATATGTTCCAGCTGCTGTTGGAGAAACAGCTGCACCAAATAAGGTATTAACTCCATCTGTTGATGGGGTAGCTACGTTTAATGGAAATGCTGGAGTAACACCTACTCCTAATTTAGATCCATCAAAAATTAAATTTGCTTCTGCATTCATAGCATCTGTGCCAGTTGCAGTAACTATTCTATTATTAGAACCATTGGACATGAAATCGGATACATCAACAGCGACTGTATCTGCTGCTACATCGATACCTGTACCAGCACCAACGTTAAGTGTAACAGAACCAGAAGCACCGCCTCCTGTTAAACCAGATCCTGCTGTAACTCCTGTAATGTCTCCAGTATTAGTAGTATAACCAGCATCATTATTAAATCCTGAGTTATTAATATTACCTTTAGTTAATTTTTTCTGATTATTAGAAGAATCAATTACAGCAAAAAAATCTCCATCTCCATCTGAAGTAGAAGTTGATAATTCTGATAAATCGACATTAAGTGTAACATCTCCTGAAGTTCCACCACCATCTAATAATGTTCCAGCAGTTACACCGGTTATATCTCCAACTGTAGGTGTTTGAAAAGATGGTTGTGCTCCAGCTCCTCCTGAAGTTAAAACTTGACCAGAACTTCCTGTTGCTATTGCAACTGGATTTCCTGAAGCGTCATAAGAAATAATATTACCATCTGTACCTGATGCCATTTCAGCTAATCCAACAGCATTGTCAGCGATCTGAGCTGTGTCTATAGCATTGTCTGCCATTAAGGCATTCGTAATTTGATCATTTGCAATGTGGGCTGTGTCTATTGAACCGTCAACGTATTGATTGCTGTCGACACTGTTCGCTGCCATTTTGGCAAGCGTCACATTAGAATCTGCTATCTTGGCTGTCGTTACTGCACTGTCTTGAATTTCTGCTGTTGCTACACCTGAATCTTTAATTGTTATTGCTCCAGAACTAGCTGCAAAGTTGTCTGAGCTAAATGAAGCAGCTCCTTTTGCAGATGTAGAAGCATCTGCTAGATTGATTGTGACATCACCTGAAGATCCACCACCTGTTAAATTTGTACCTGCTGTAACACCTGTAATGTCTCCAGTAGTTGGAGTTTCAAAAGTAAGTGTTCCAGAACCATCTGTTGTTAAAACTTTACCTGCTGAACCGTCTGCAGTTGGAAAAGTATACGCACTATTAAAAGTAATTGCACCTGCATTTGTTCCTGAAATCCAAGTTGTAGTTGTTGAACCATCATGTCCAGCAATTTTTAATTGTCTATCTCCTGTTGCACTATCAGCATCAACAGTTCCAATAATTACGTTACCAGCACCACTTGTTATATTGTCTCCACCATCATAACCAATTAGAATGTTGTAATCACCAGAACTAACTCCTCTACCAGAATCTCTACCAACCGCAACGTTAAAAGCACCACCATTTAAAACATTTAATGAATTAGCACCTACGGCTACATTATATCCACTATTAGTATCAGCCATAGTTCCACTTAAAGCACCAGAACCTATTGCCGTATTATCAGGAGCGCCAGTAATTGCATCTCCAGCTTGAGCACCAATTAAAGTATTATTACCAGCAGTTGTTAAACTTGTTCCAGCATCACTACCTACTGCTGTGTTTTGATCTCCAGAAGTAATTGCATCCAAAGCCGCAATTCCAACTCCTGTATTATCTTGTGCTGATGATAAAGTTCCAGTTGTTGCATGGCCAATCAATAAACTATCTGCAAAATTAGTACCTTCTAATTTACCTGGCACAAATCTACTTGCAGGAAGGGTACAGAAAACATCTTTAGTGCCCGCAGAAAAATCTACTGCTGAATCACTATTAGATGATGATAATATAGTATCTCTTGATAATGTATCGGGTGAAGCATCGGTAACAGTTCCTTGACCAACTTCAAATTCACCATTGCTATTTACAATAGAATAGAAAGTTGTGTTACTATTTCCAATTCCTGCAACAAAGGTCTCAAAACCTGTTGCTGCTCCTGCTAAATTTATTGTGCCCGTACCTGTACTTGTAGAGGTTTCTCTTACCCTATCATTTACAACTAATGCCATTTAGTTCTCCTATTAACCAGAGATTCTTAATATAGCTGCTGAAGTCGTTGCTGCCGGAAACTGTATTGTAAAAGTTCCCGAAGTAGCTGTTTTATTTCCTCCAAAATCTAAAACTGCAACTGCTGCATTAGTAACTGCAGAAGATGTGTTATAAATTAATGCACCTCTAGCTGTCAACGTTACACCTGTAAAAGATAAATCCGCAAAGTCAACGAATGCAACACCTTTACCAGTTCCGGTTCCGATGTTTGCACTTTGACCTGTTAATGGATCACCGCCTGCTGCGTAAGTACCTGTGTTTGCTACTTCATTACTTGAAGAGTAAGCTGTAGTTGTTGAGTTTAGAGTTGCTGAAGAAGTAAAAAGAGCTAGCTTAAAAACATCACCACCAGATGATTTAAAGTTTACATCACCTTCTAGTAATTGTTTTTTGAAAGCATTTGCGATCGCTTGTGTTATAGCCATAATTTTCTCCTAGTTTATTTTCCACCGACTCGAGGAACACCTGATTGATATTCATCTCGTCTTCGTCTCCCCATTTGTTCTACTGAGAAGCCTTCTAATACTTGTTTATACTTTCCTTCGTATAATTGCAAGAGATCATTTGGCCCCTTTAAAAAAGAATATGCTTCAGCCAGGCATGCATATAAAAGTCCGTTGGGAAAATACTTACTGATATATGTTTGTGTATTTGTACTAGATAAACCGGCATCTTTCAAGATATAATTAAGTTGAATTGTGTAAGTAGCATCAGGGGTAGGTGCTACAACTATTTTTTGCTCATCCCATAAACTGTAATATTTTGGCACACCAGAAGCTCCTGTTGGATTATATTCTGACATAAAACTTGTATCTCTATATTCTAAAAATTCTCTATTATCAGGGTTAGAACTTCCATCAGAATCTACTATTTGAGCTGATCTAATAATTAATAAATCTGCTGGTCTATCTATAAATCTATCTGAAGTTACTAAACTAGCTGTTGCATATCTTCTATTATTATCAGAATCTACATCTCTAAATATTCTAAATTCAGCATCACTAATTATTCCATCAACAATAGTAGATGTTAAAACATTTGAATCTACTTCTGTGTAATCTCTAATTTTTTGTATTAATTCTGCGTATGTCATTATGGTGTTAATGTAACTGGACCTGCAGTTACAGACATTCCTCCAAAGTTTCCTGTTACTGTTGCAGTGCTTCCACTGCTAAAACTATAACTATTTGTATTAATAACTGTTATACTAAATCCTGCAGAATTTTCAAACACTGTATAAGCTAGTCCTCCAGGACTTCCGTCTACATTTCTAAGAACAACAGTATTTCCGGTTGTTCTACCATGACCAGGTTCTGTAACAGTTACAGTACTTGAACCTGAAGTTAAATTTAATGGATTTCCAGGTAATAAATTTTCTGTTGCAGGTTCAACTCGAGCAGGTCTTGCATATTGTAAACCTTGTGGATCAGCAACAGTTGGTTTAGGATTTAACTGTGGTTGCTTTGGTTCAAATTCAGATGTATGTACACGTGAGCCATTCCATTCAACAACCATTTCTTTGTATGGAAAAGCCATACCTGAACGATCTGAAATAAATTGTGCGTATTTTCCTTTAGATAAATTAGACATTTGGATAATAAGTTTGTGGAGTTATAAATGTACTTGAAGAAGAACCATCTTCTTCTAAAGCTCTTTTTAATTCATCTTCATAAAGTAATTTCATTTGTTGAACTAATTCTGGTTTAAATTTTTGTGATAAATAATAAGCTAATCCTGATACCATACAAGGTACAAATCTATATGGTACATCTGCATTGTTTGTATAGTTTCCTGCATCCTGAATCCGGCTTACATAATAATAGTTAATAAAGTTTCCGGCTTCAGTGGATCCTGGAGTTAGATATAAAGTAATAGTTACTTTATCAATAAATCTTTGTACAAAATATTGTGTTGGAGTTCCTGTGTCAGTTTTTGATGAAAGACCTTGATAACCTGATCTATTAATTTTAGTTAAAGAAAAATCAACATTATCTGAATTTCTATAAACTGCTTCTAGTATATCATCTACACCATAAACAGCATTTGGACTTGAAGTTCCATCAGCTGTTGATCTAAACATTGTATAAGTTGATTGACCATCAACTAATGTAATTGAATTATTTTTTACTTCCCAAAAATGAAGACCTCTATTACCCCATTCTTGAAACATTATATTTAAAGAACGTCTTGCTGTTTTTATATCATTACCAGAATAATCAAATCTACCTATTCTTTCATAGGCTTCCGTGATTATATCATCGATAAAAAAATTCGATTCAAAAGTTGTAATTCCTGAAGTTGCCATTAAGCTCCTGTTATAGTTACTGTAATGCTTCCACCTGCTCCTGCTAAATTATAAACAATACCATTTTCAAATTTAATACCTGAACCTGGAATATAAACTTCTAATCCTTCAGTTCCATACTTATAAGTAGCTACTGCTGTTCCTGGCGTTGATGCATCTGCTGAATCATAAAAAATAATTGTAGATGATGCTATACCTAATCCTTGGATAGAAGTAATTCTAGTTCTACCTGTTCTAGCTAAAGTGTTAGCTCCCACTGTTGTCACATTTAAT